GGAGAACACATGACCAAAGACGAAGCACTGAAGCTGGCGCTGGATGATCTGATTGCGGAATACCACATGGAGACATCATCGTTTGCAAAGCGGGTGGATGAGATATTCAAGCAAGCCCTTGCAGCACCTGTGCAAGAGCCTGTGGCGTTTGAAGTTGGCCTTGTCGAATGGGTCGGCAACAAGCTGATGGCTACACCGAAAGTCACAACCACCCCACCCGCATCATGGATGGAAATGGTCACGGCAAATCTTGTCCGTGAAGGCGTCAACAAGCACAAGGCCCGTGAACTGGCAGAGCACTTTTACAACCAAAATTAAGGAGAACACATGAGAACAATGACTGAACTGGCCCGTGAGGCTGGCGTTTCAATTCGCGGCCACTACGACGAGACAGGTTCAACCCCACAAGAACTCAAAGCCTTTGTCGCCCTTGTCCGTGCTGATGAGCGTGAGGCGTGTGCAAAGGTGTGTGATGGCTTACCCACTCCTGAGCGCATGTCACTAGATAACGAATCTTTGTGGGAGGCAGCTACTTTGGACTGCGCCGAAGCCATCCGAAACAGGGGAAACACATGACTGACGAAGAATTTCTGGACGCCGTTGAGGCAAAGGTACTGTTGGCAATGCTGCAGGGGTGCGCGATGGACGACCACCTCGGGCGTAAAGTATTTGACCCGGCCCCTTGGGTGGTGACACTCAGGGCAGACCAAATGAGCCGATTGATTGATATGGCAAGGAGCAAAAGCGCGTAATGGGAACAACCAACACAGGCATGCATGTCATCAAGGCGCTGGAAGCGTTCGCGGAGTTCAAGCGCATAACTGCGCAGGAGTTTGCCGACTACGCCGACATCGGACGCTACGATGCACATGCTGTGCTCAACCGCATGAACAAGCGCACCAAGGCTGGCGAGAAGCGCATCCACGTTGCCGACTGGACCTACGAGCACGATGATGCGCGGCGCTACCCACGGGCGGTGTTCATGCTTGGAGACAAGGAAGATAAGAAGAAGCCCAAGCCCGATATCCGGGAGAACCGCAAGCGCAGTGAACACAAGCGCAACAAAACATTCCGTATGAACAGCGTGTTCAACATGGGCTTAAACCGTGACGCTGTTCGGCAGGTACGCAAGAACCTCAACCAAGGTCAGACATGATCGACACCATTGCAATCACGCGATACGACCCCGCACTAAACTGTTTCGTTTTGAAAGGCACCATGAAAAAACAAACCTGCAACTGCCACCCCAACTCCCCCTTCCACTGGGCGCACAACAAGCAACCGAGCATCTTCATGCAAGACGCCGCGTTCAGAGCTAAGGGTACTGCGGCAAGCACAGATTACAAGGCGTTCGGTATCTACAGCCGAGCCACGCCGCACATCAAACCACAACTCAACAAACATGAAATATGAAATGCCCCATTTGCGGCGTATGGACACGCACACTGGAGACAAGAACCAATGAAGACACCAATGAAATCTGGCGCAGAAAAGAATGCGGCAACACCCACACATTCATCACGCTTGAACAAGTCACAGCGGGAACAACTCCACGCCCTCGTGACAAACGCATGGTGGCCGTTCGATCGGGCCGACCCGAAGGTGTTGAACTTGATGCACCTGTCTACCGTCGAAAGAAAGAAGCCAACGACTAACCAACTCGAAGCACTGCTATGAACAAAGAAGCACTTGAACCTACCAAAGAACGCAAGGGGCGAGGCCCCGGCAAGAAACCACGCCTGCTGTGCACAAGCCTACGGCTACCTGTGCATGTGCTGGACTACTTTGACAAGCACCACGAATACTCAAAACAAGCCAAGATCAGGGAGATTTTAGTGAACTACGTTAACCAACAGACTGGAGCAAACAATGCCTAAAGCAATCAAACACAGCGACTCAACCGCCGCAAAAATCCGCACGTACCTGCGAGCCAACCCAACGGCTATGCCTAAGAAGGTAGCCGAAATGTTCAACACCACCGCGCAGCACGTATCAGTAATCAAGTACGGCATGAAAAAAGCAGGAGAGAAGACGGTGCCGGTGCCCAGAACATCACGCCCCGTGCCGAAGAAGTGGGAGGCAACGCAGGTCGTAACGTCCAGCAAACCCATCGTGAACCCGCAGATTGAAATGATCGAACCCAAGCACGACCCCGTGAACCACCCTGCACACTACAAGTACGGTGGTATCGAGACCATCGACTTCATTGAAGCCAAAGAGCTCGGGTACAACCTCGGCAACGTGGTCAAGTACATCACCCGCTCAGACCACAAGGGCAACCGCAGGCAAGACCTAGAAAAGGCGCTGTGGTATCTCAAGCGCGAACTCGGTATCTAACGCCTAACATTGTTAGGGAAACCACTAGCCCGCCATGTGCGGGCTTTTTTTCGTCTGGGTGTTGACAAAGTAAAGAGCGATGGTATTATGACCGTTCCCTAAACAAATTGGAGCATTAGATGGCATTCGGTTTAAACCCCGCTGTGGTGGACAGCGAGAACTACGGCGAGTTGATTTGCCCGTGCGGACAAGGCGGCAATATCCACCAAGAGAACGTCACGATATTTGTGTGCGGCGAAAGCGCACACACCACCACGGTGATAGCGCAAGACGGACGCAGTGTACAAGCAACCGAGTTCCCCTCACAAGACACCTGCAACCCGAGCCCGGCCCGACAGGGCATGCTGATCGAGTTTACTTGCGAGCAGTGCAGCTACAGCGCCCAAGAGAATTCAACACCTGACAAGACGTTCCGGCTGGCTATCTTCCAGCACAAGGGCAACACGTTCATGGAATGGGTTGACTGATGGCAACGACACCAGAGGCCAAGGTCAAGGCCAAGATCAAAAAGATTCTGACCGAACACAACGTCTACTACGCCATGCCCATCGGCACTGGCTACGGCAACAGCGGCGTGCCTGACTTCCTGTGCTGCGTGAACGGCAAGTTCGTGGCTATCGAAGCCAAGGCAGGCAAGGGGCAAGCAACAGCCCTGCAACTCAAGAACCTCAGCGAGATCAACAAGGCAGGTGGCTACACCTGCATCATCAACGAGACCAACCTCGACTACCTCAAAAACGTAATAGCGGAGTGCATGCAGTGAAAATCATCACACTCGATTTCGAGACCTTCTACTCCACCGAGTACAGCCTGAGCCGCATGACCACCGAGGAGTACGTGCGCGGCTCCGAGTTTGAAGTGGTCGGTGTATCAGTGCAGGAGGATGACGGCGAGCCAGTTTGGTTCAGCGGCTCCATGTTGCAGACCGAGAAGTTCCTCAAGCAGTACGACTGGGAGAACTCGTTGATGCTGGCGCACAACACGGCATTCGACGGGGCCATCATGGGCTGGCTGTTCGACATACACCCCAAGGGACTGCTCGACACACTGAGCATGGGGCGTGCACTGCACGGCACTGAGGTGGGCGGCAGCTTGAAGGTACTTGCGGAGCACTACAACGTGGGCGTCAAGGGCACAGAGGTCAACGATGCCAAAGGGTTCCACCGGGCTGACTTCACACCGGAGCACCTAGCCACGTACGGAGAGTACTGCAAGAACGACGTTGCCATTACGTACCAACTGTTCCGGCACATGGCACAGGGCTTCCCCGCTACGGAGCTGCGCCTGATTGACCTGACGCTGCGCATGTACACACAGCCCACGCTGGAGCTGGACACCAAAGTGCTCGCCGACCACATCATCTCCGTGCGCGATAAGAAGCAGGCGTTGATGGACACCATCGTGCACAGCAAAGAAGAGCTGATGAGCAACCCGAAGTTTGCCGAGCTGCTGCGTGCGCATGGCGTTGTGCCCCCGATGAAGATCAGTGCGACAACCGGCAAAGAGACCTACGCCTTTGCCAAGAACGACGAGGAGTTCAAGGCGCTGCTGGACCACGAAGACGTGACGGTTCAAACGCTTGTGGCTGCTAGGCTTGGCACAAAGTCCACACTGGAGGAGACCCGCACCGACCGCTTCATCTCCATCGCTGCAAGAGGCAAGCTGCCCGTACCACTGCGCTACTACGCCGCACACACCGGGCGTTGGGGCGGGGACGACAAACTCAACTTGCAAAACCTGCCGAGGAGTTCTCCGCTGAAGAAGGCAATCATTGCCCCAGACGGATACATGATGATCGACTCGGACTCTTCGCAGATTGAAGCGCGTACGCTGGCATGGCTAGCTGGGCAAGACGACTTGGTGGAGGCATTCGATCGTGGCGAGGACGTTTACAAAATCATGGCATCTGCTATCTACGGCAAGGATGTATCGCAGATTACGAAAGACGAACGGTTCGTTGGTAAAACGACGATCCTTGGGGCGGGGTACGGCATGGGAGCGGCTAAGTTCAAGGCGCAGCTCAAAAACTTTGGCGTGGATGTTGAACTGGAAGAAGCCCAACGCATCATTGCCACGTACCGCCAGACGTACCCGAAGATCACGGAGCTGTGGAGAGCCGCCAACGGCATCCTCGGTGCAGTCATTGGCGACCAGCTAACCGAACTTGGCCGAGGCGGTCTGCTCAAGGTAGATGGCACGAAGGGCGTACGCCTGCCCAACGGTCTGTACCTGAAGTATCCCAACCTGCGCTGGGCCACCAACGAGCAAGACGGCAAGCCCGAGTACGTCTACGATACCAAGAAGGGCCGAGCCATCATCCCCAACCGCATCTACGGCGGCAAGGTGGTGGAGAACGTGTGCCAAGCCCTTGCGCGGATCATCATCGGCGAGCAAATGCTTATGGTTGCCAAGAAATACAAAGTGGTCATGACGGTGCATGACGCGATCGCCTGTATCGTGCCCGAGGCAGAAGCTGAACGTGCGCAGGAGTACGTTGAGCTTTGCATGAAGATACGCCCGTTATGGGGACCCGAACTCCCGCTAAACTGTGAGTCCGGTTTTGGTAAAAGTTACGGAGATTGTTAATGAGAAAACTACTCAACCGAGTAATCCAATGGGCGTTACGCGATGAAGACATGCGGGGGCTAAGCAGTGGCAAATTAGAAACCGTGCGCAGTGACAGCATCCCCTCGTTCCGTATTGGCGTGATGAAGGCGATGAACGGACGCATCTTGGAGGTCTCTACGTACAAGCCCAACAACCACGGACCTGACTGGACGACCGAGATGTTTATCGTGCCCGAGGATCAATCGCTTACGCAAGCACTCACAACACTTTTGGTTATGAAAGGACTCAACACATGAGCATTAAATGGTCGTACAGCAGCCTGAAGACATTCCAGCAGTGTCCGAAGAAATACTTTCACTTGAAGGTGGCGAGGGACATAAAAGACGCGCCCACCGTGGCGACGATGTACGGCCAAGCGGTGCACAAAGCCGCCGAGGATTTCGTCAAGGACGGCACGGCGATACCCGAGAAGTTTGCGTTCATGCAGCCGTTTCTGGATACGCTTGCTGCCATACCCGGCGAGAAGCATGTCGAGTTTGAGATGGGCCTGACCGAAGACCTCAAGCCCTGCGCGTTCGATGCCGAGAATGCTTGGTGGCGGGGCATCGCGGACTTCCTTGCGATCGACGAGGCCAAGGGCCTTGCGTATTCTGTGGATTACAAAACTAGCAGGTCGGCTCGCTACGCTGACAAGCAGCAACTGGACTTGGTGGCCGCTGCCATATTCGCCCACTTCCCAAAGATCACGCGGATCAAGTCGGCCCTGCTGTTTGTGGTGAGCAAAGAATTCGTACGCGCCGAGCACGTCGCAGACCTGAAGGAAGCCTACGTAGCAAAGTTACGCCCAGACCTTGCCCGGATCGAAGCAGCGATGGAGAATGGCGTTTGGAACCCCATAACCGGACCACTGTGCCGGTTCTGCCCCGTCAAACAATGTGAACACAACAGGAGTGATTGATGACAGACGAAGACAAGACCCAAGCAGCGGCGTATATCAAGCTGCATGACGACGTGAAGCGACTGATCGTGGATACGATCTACGCTGAGATGCAGAACTATTCAAGCATGCTTCACACCCACATGCAAGCAAACCTGCTACACAGCCCGCAGTTTAGAGACTCGGTAAGACGAGTCGTCAAAGAACAAATGGACAAATACTAAGGAGCCAACATGCCCTACGTAAACAAACCCCGCCCGTACAAAAAAGAGTACGAGCAGTATGACGGCACTGAAGCTGTCAAGAAGAAGCGAGCACAGCGCAACAAAGCGCGGCGGCTCATGGAAGCCGCTGGCGAAGTCAGCAAAGGCGACGGCAAGGACGTGGACCACAAGAAGGCCCTGTCCAACGGCGGCACGACAACCAAGTCAAACCTGCGTGCTGTACCTGCGTCAGCTAACCGTTCGTTCAAGCGCAACTCCGGCCACGACCTCGTCTCCCAAACCAGCACGAAAGAGCGCAAAGCAAAATGAACCTATCAGAATATGAATGGCCCCGCCCTCACGGGTTTCAACCGTTCGACCATCAGAAGTTAACTGCCGAGTTCCTTGTTAGTAATCGCAAAGCGTTCTGCTTCAACGAGCAGGGCACTGGCAAAACAGCATCAGTGATTTGGGCGACCGACTACCTCATGAACGTGGGTGCAATCAAGCGTGTCTTGGTTGTGTGCCCCCTGTCGATCATGAAGCCAGCGTGGCAGAACGACCTGTTCAAGTTTGCTCTGCATCGCACTGTAGCCGTAGCCCATGGGTCTCGGACCAAGCGCAAAGAAATCGTCAACGGCAACGCCGAGTTTGTCATCATCAACTTTGATGGGCTCGGTATTGTCAAAGACGAGGTCATCAACGGAGGCTTCGATCTGATCGTTGTAGATGAAGCGTCTGCGTACAAAAACGCGCAGACAGATCGTTGGAAGGTTTTGCGCGACATCAACCGGAAGATCAAGGGGTTGTGGATGCTGACAGGCACACCCGCTGCGCAGTCTCCCGCCGACGCGTATGGCTTGGCAAAACTGGTGAACCCCACAGGCGTACCCCCGTTCTTTGGGCAGTTTCGCGACTCCGTCATGAACAAGATGACGATGTACAAGTGGGTGCCAAAACCAACGGCTATCCACGTAGTGCACAAAGCACTGCAGCCAGCGATTCGGTTTGAGAAGTCCCAGTGTCTTGACCTGCCACCAGTTACGTTCGTAGAGCGTGACGCTCCGCTGACAAAGCAACAGCTCGGGTTTTACAAGCTGCTCAAGTCGCAGCTCATGATCGAAGCTGCGGGTGAAGAAATCTCTGCGGTTAACGCAGCAGTGGCAATCAACAAGCTGCTGCAAATCTCCTGTGGCTCCATCTACACCGACACTGGCGAGGTGGTGGACTTTGATGTGTCAAACCGCCTGAACGTGGTGCAGGAAGTGATCGAGGAGTCGTCACACAAGGTGCTCGTCTTTGTGCCGTTCACGCACACCATCAACCTGCTGAAGACGCACCTCGAAAAGAACGGCATAACCTGCGACGTGATCAACGGCGAGGTGAGCTTGAACAAGCGCAGTGAGGCAGTGCACCGCTTCCAGAACCAGACTGATCCAAAGGTGCTCATCATCCAGCCGCAAGCGGCCTCCCACGGGTTAACCTTGACTGCGGCTAACACTGTTATCTGGTACGCTCCCGTCTCCAGTGTTGAGACCTACCTGCAAGCCAACGCACGGATTGACCGACCCGGTCAGAAGAACAATATGACAGTGGTGCACATCAAGGGCAGTGCAGTCGAGCAGCGCCTTTACAGCATGTTGCAGAACAACATCAGCAACCACTCAAAAATAATTGATCTTTATCGTGAAGAAATTTCTGATGACCGCTTGACAGTGTCAACAGAAGCCATATAATAGCTTCACCACAACACGAAGGAGCTGATATGAACGATGAAGTTCAGGGGGGAACTCCCTCCGAAGATCGCAGCGTAAGCGATCTAGCTGCGGTCTACATCAAGATTCGCGACCACCGCGCCGAACTTAAAAAACAATTCGAGGCTGGCGACAAAGACCTCGAAGACCAACAGAATCTTCTGGCTGAAAAGATGCTGGACATCTGCAAAGACATGGATGCCGACAGCATCCGCACCCCGCACGGCACGATCATCCGCTCAGTGAAGTCACGGTACTGGACGAATGATTGGGATTCAATGTACCGCTTCATCGAGGAGAAAGGTGCATTCGGCCTGCTTGAGAAGAGACTCCATCAAACCAACATGAAGGACTTCCTCTCAGAGAATCCAGACGTTTACCCGCAAGGGCTAAATGTCGAAAGCCAATATACCGTGGTTGTTAGACGTTCTAAGGAAAAGTGAAAATGAGCAACATTACAGTGATCGACCAAAGCCTCCCCGACTTCCTGCAAACTGCCGGTGTCAGTGACCTCACCAAGCAACTGGCTGGTAACTCCGGCGTCAAGCGCATCGTGCCCAAAAACGGCATCTTCCGCAAGGTTGTCGGCAAAGAAGAAATGGGCAAGATCAAGGGCAACCTCAACGCCATCGTGGTCAGCGCATCCCCCAAAGTCGGACGTATCTTCTACGCCAAACAATGGACTCCAGATGCTGAGCCTAGCGCACCTGACTGCTTCAGCAATGACGGCGCAGCACCAGATGCTGGTGCACAAAACCCACAAGCAGCTCGCTGCGATGCCTGCCCACAGAACATCAAAGGTTCGGGTATGGGCAACTCCAAGTCGTGCCGCTACTCCCGCCGACTGGCTCTTGTGCTCGAAGAAGATTTCGGCACATCGCTTGAGGGCGAGGTCTACCAGATGAACTTGGCATCCAAGTCTTTGTTTGGCGAAGGCGGTGCCGACAACGCGCACACGTTCGAGAACTACGCGAAGTATCTGGCCAACAACGGCAAGAGCTTGGACTACGTCGTTACCCAGATCAGCTTCAACGAAGACAACGACAACCAGTCGGTGCTGTTCACTCCAGCGCGGTTCATCAACAAGAACGAGTACGCAGTCACGAGCGCAGCCGTGCAGAAGCCTGAAGTGCACAAGATGGTTGTGATGACCCCGTACCAAGCGGATGCGTCTGGCCGTCAGCAGAAGTTGGAAGCCCCCAAAGCTGCCGCCCCTGCACAGCAAACCCGCCCGATGGGTGAGCTGATGGACGAAGAAGAAGAAGCTGCGAAGTCCGAGCCAACAGTTCGCCCTAGCAAGAAGGCCGCAACACCTGCGCCCGAAGGCAAGAAGGACCTGAACTCTGTGCTCGACGCATGGACTAAAGAGGAGTAATCATGAGCCACGGTTACAGCCAGAGCTTGGTGCAAGCGAACAGACAAGCAAGTGCCAAATCTCTGGGTGTGGCCTTGGGCCGTGAGTGCATCCGTGCCAACGTAAGTGTAGATCGCGTAGCGTCTGCGTTCGGCGTGAGCCGCATGACGATTTACAACTGGTTCAAGGGGGACGGTGTCCCCCTACCTTCTCGGCATGGGTACATCCGCGAGCACATCGCCGCGCTGAAAAACAAAACTCACAACTGGCTAGATTGACCCATGTACAACTTCGACCTGCTAGACGCAGTGCTGCCGCCAGAAGGCCGGTACTGCGTGATGGGGATTAGTCGGTACGCAGACCAGCGGTTTGCAGACACGCGAGAAGAAGCTGAGGAGCTGATCCAAGAGTTTGTCCAGAACAAAATCGACGCCTATTTCGGATGCGCCAAGTTTGGCCCCGAGAACAACCGCACGCATGAGAACGCCAAGTTCTTCAAAGCACTGTGGATGGACATCGACTGCGGCCCCACAAAGGGCGTGCCCGACGAGAAGGGCATCATCAAGGGCTACCTCGACCAACAGATCGGACTCTCTGAGTTCTCCCGTTTTTGCAAGACAGTCGGCCTACCCAAACCCATTCTGGTCAACTCCGGTAACGGCATACATGCCTACTGGCTGCTTGATAAAACAATCTCCCGCCGCGAGTGGGAGCCACTGTCGCAACGCCTACGTGAGCTGTGCGAAGAAAACAACCTGATCGTTGACCCGTCCGTATTCGAGGCGTCGCGGGTACTGCGCCCACTGAGCTCGTTCAACTTCAAGGACAAGGCAAACCCCAAGTCTGTTGAAGTGTGGAACACAGACACCCCCCGGTTTACGTACGAAGAAATGAAGGAGCTGCTCGGAGCCCCCGAGCCAAAAGACACCGTCCCCGACTTCCTGCCGCGTGCGGTCAGTCCCATGATGGAAGCCCTGATGGGCAACAAGGTCAAGAAGTTTCAGACCATCATGATTCGATCGGCCCAAGGCGACGGATGCAACCAACTGCTGCACTGCTACGAAAACCAGAATGATGTGGACGAGCCCCTGTGGTTCTCCGCGCTGTCGATCGCTGCGCACTGCATTGATGGCTCACGGGCTGCGCACAAACTGTCGGACCAATACGCAGGCTACGACGCTGCCGAGGTAGACCGCAAGCTGGCTAACCTACAAAAGAGCGGTGGCCCACACCACTGCGCCACGTTCAAGAAGCTTAACCCAAGCGGCTGCGCTGGATGCCCCCACGACGGCAAGATCAAGTCCCCAATCGTTCTGGGTATGGAGATAGCCGAAGCCGACGACGGCGAAGTTGATGTCGAGGATGAAGACGGCGTTGTTGAGACGGTACGGATTCCAGAGTATCCGTTCCCCTACTTCCGGGGCAAGAACGGCGGTGTGTACAAGAAGGCGGAAGACGACGAAGAAGAGCCGACACTTGTGTACGAGCACGACCTGTATGTGGTCAAGCGCATGAAACATTCAGAGATGGGCGAGGTCGCACTCATGCGGCTGCACCTGCCACAAGACGGGGTCAAAGAGTTTGCCGTCCCCGCAACGGCCATCGTGGTCAAAGAAAAATTACGTGAGGTTCTGGCGCATTACGGCGTGGTGCCGACTACGAAGCAAATGACTTCCCTGTCGAACTACCTGACTACGTTCATCAAGAACCTGCAGTTCAAAAAGAAAGCTGAAATTATGAGGACACAATTTGGGTGGATCGACGACGACAGCAAGTTCATTTTGGGAGACCGGGAGATTACCAAGGACGGCGTGTTCTACAGCCCTCCGTCTGCAACGACCAGAGAAATCTCAGCCAACATCCGCACTGAAGGGAACATGGACGCTTGGAAGGAAGTCTTCAACATGTACAACAGGCCGGGGCTGGAGCCCAATGCGTTTGCTGCACTCACAGGCTTTGGCTCTCCGCTTCTGAAGTTCACCGGCATGAAGGGCGCGATCATCAACCTGATCCACAAAGACTCCGGTACGGGCAAGTCAACCACACTGTACGTGTGCAACAGCATAGTGGGGCACCCCTCTGAGCTTGCGTCTATTTGGAAAGACACAGCCAACTCCAAGATGTTCCGCCTCGGTGTCATGAACAACTTGGCCAACACGATCGACGAGATCACGAACATCCCGGCAATGGAGTTCTCCGACCTGATCTACGGTATCAGCCAAGGCCGAGGCAAAGACCGCATGAAGTCGCAGAGCAACGAGATGCGGATCAACAACACCAAGTGGCAGGGCATCACGCTCACCTCGTCGAACGCATCGTTCTACGAAAAACTGGGCGCGGCCAAGAACTCCCCCGACGGCGAGAACATGCGTCTGCTTGAGTACAAGATTGCCCCCACCACAGTTATCTCGGTAGCCGAGGGCAAGCACATGTTTGACCACCAGTTGATGCAGAACTTCGGCCACGCCGGGGAAGTCTACCTGCAATGGCTTGTCAACAACTTGGAGTCGGCAACCGACTTGGTCCGAAAAGTCCAAGCACGCATCGACAAAGAACTGCAGGTCACAGCCAAAGAACGCTTTTGGTCGGCCACAGCGGCTTGCAACATTGCGGGTGGCTTGATCGCCAAGAACCTCGGGCTCCACGACTACGACATGCGTGCCATCTACGAGTGGACAATCAAAATGCTCAACGAGATGCGCGGCGATGTGAAGCCTGCGGAGTTCAACTCAACTGCGTCTGTCCTTGGTGAATACATCAACGCGCACATGGCCAACACGCTGGTGGTCAACGGCCTGACCGACGCCCGGACAAACCTGACGTCGCTGCCCCTCATGGAGCCGAAGGGAGAGTTACTGGTACGCTACGAGCCAGATACAAAGGAACTCTTCATCGCTGCTAAGAGCTTCAAGGACTACTGCGTCAAGTACCAGATAAATTACAAGGACACCATCCGCGAGCTCACGACCACCGGGGCCTTCAAAGAAGCAACGAACAAGCGGATGGCCAAGGGCATGAAAGTGCTGTCTCCTGCCGTGCGCGTGCTACGCTTCAACGCCGAGAACTTCGACTTTATTCACATCGACCAACCTGCAGCAAGCGATGAAGATCGAGACAGTGTCGTACCAGATTAACTGGCAGAAGTTCCGCAAGGGGCGATCGTTTTTCGTCCCCTGCATTGACTCCGTGGCAGCTCGCACAACAGTTGCTCGCGTAGCCAGACGCCTACGCATGGAGGTAGTCACGAAGGTGGTAGTCGAGGACGGCATCAAAGGATTGCGAGTGTGGCGCGTTTGAGCTACACTTATTTTGTTGGTCACATCGCAGTTGCCAACGCTTCCAACGAAGTTAGCTCCTTCTGCTGGAAACTCCCTTTCACCCCCGGCAAGCCCGGGGGTTTTTTATTCCTCGGGCTTGGCGGCTTCCCGCTCAATCTTCTCACGCGATAGGTCGAGCAGCTCGGCGAGGTAGGGGTACATGTCCTTGTCCACCTTGAACCCGCGATCGGACATCGCACGTTGCTTGGCGCGGTTGAGAAGTTGCTTGGGCAGCTCATTGGCTTTGATCGCCGACTGCGGGTTCTTGGCGTTGAACTTCAGCAGCTTCTCCATCGCGTCGTCCACACCCTCGTCGGAACCCAACTCCAGCTCGCGGTCCAGACGGGTACGTACTGCGCCCTTCTCCTGCACAACTTTCTGGCGTATCGCCTCGGCTTTGAAGTTTGCCTCTTGCACAGCGGCCAGACCCTCGGTACGGAAACCCAGAGCCTGAGCAACAAGCTGCCCGTTTGTGAACTCATCGGCTTCCTTGAGCACAGCCCCGGTGGAAGTACGCGCACCTTCTTGTGAGTACCGATACGCAACCACGGGATTTCTCAGCGCGGCGGGTAACAGCTTCTCAAACCCTTGCAGCGTTCTGCCAGCGGCGAAGTCATCGTAGGCTGCAGGGAACTGCTTGAGGTACAGGCTTGCGCTTGGCCCTAAGAGAGACATGGCGTAGTCCATCATCGTGGCCTGTGCAGTCTTCTGCTCCTTGAGCTCGGGCATCCACATGTTGTTCATGGACATGCTGCTGGACATGTCGTACCCAGTGAGCGAATCGAGAGCACCTGCGTCTATGACCTCGCCGAGCTTTTGGTCGCCGATCTTCACATCACCGAACAGGTTGGGCAAGTACACCGACCGGAACCAGAACTCCAAGTCGCGCTTCTCCAGTGGATCATCTTCCTCGTCCTCGTCCCGCATCGAATTGATAAACGCCTGAATAGCACCAAGCACCATGCTTGCACCGGGAACACCAACGTAGCCAGCAAGGTAGGCTGACATGGTAAGAGTGCCGATCAACTGAATCCGCGCTTCCTTCTTTGTAGCTGCGTCCATACCGGCAGTAGCGCGATACCCGTTACGCAGCAGGTAGGTAGACAAGAACATCGGGAACATCTTGAACTGCAGCAGCACGCGCCCGGCTGGGGCTCGCATGATACGTGGGCGGTTCTGGGCTGTGAAGTTACCAAGGGCTGTGTGCGTATCGCTTACCGCTTGCTCGATGGCGTCCTCAACACTCATCCCCTCGTTGCGGCTCAAGCGGAACGAAGACATGAAGATGATCTCGCGGTTGATACGCTCGGTGTGATGGAACAGTGCACCCAGCAAGTTGGTCCCGGTGTTGAACGCACTGGAATACTTGGTAGTCGGCTTGTCTTGCCGGTCCATCAAGTCGTATGTCAACGTGACTTCTGCAATGCCCCGGTCGTGCATAGCTTCAATAGCCGCACGCTCGTCTGCGTTCATGTTGATCTCTTTGGATGCCTCGATAGTCGGCATCACCAGCTTGCCGTCCTTGACCACACCGAACTGGTTGTAGACCAGCATGAAGCGACCCATCTCCTTGGCCACCTGCAACGGGTTGTGGCGAGACATGAGCACAGGCACACCGAAGATAGGCAACGACGAGAGCTGCACAAGGGCAGTCTTCACTGAGGTCATGAAGTACAGGAACGCCGACTTGTTCAAGAAGTTGGCTGCGGTGTTCAGGAACGGGCTGTCCACTTGCGGGTACACGTCCATCTCGATGCGCTTGCCCATCTCCTTGACCAGCATCTCCAGCCGTGGCTTGTCTGGGTTTCCATCTAACGACGCTTGTGCAGTGTCGATGGAGTTGAGCATCTGGTAGCCGTACTTGATCCGCGACAACTGGTTCGCCATGTTCACGGACGACGTGATGAAGTTGCGCAGTGCGTCACCAGAGAAACCAGCAGTGCCCTTGCGGTGGATGAACTGCCTGCGGAAATTGTTCTCCGGCATCGTGGTCAGATACAACTGGTATATCTGGTCCTTGAGCGCGTCAATGTCTTGATTGGCCCCGGGCACGTCGAGCAGCTCAAAGATGTTCTTGAGCATGGTGCTGTTCTCGATGCTGGACTTGCGCAGACCGGACAGCTCGTTACCACTGTCGAGGTCTTGGTCTTCACGCATCTGTGTTTCAGTGCGGCTATCTCCAGCGTCTTGCAACTGGCGCAAGCGCTTCTTGATGAACAGCTCCCGAGCCACTTGGCTCTCAAACATGTAGAACTCTTTGGACTTGCCGCTGCCGACGCGCACCCAGAAGTTACCGTAGCGCATCAACGGGAAGTACGGGGCCATGCCCTTGCCATTCTCGTACGCCTTCTTGATCTCCGCCATCAACTGGCCCTTGGGCGTGTCTGGATCGTCGATCTCGCCGGGAATGCTGGACTCAGCAATACGGGCGTCGAGCAACCCACGGTACAAATCGTACTGCGCTTGGTAGAAGTCACGGACTTCGGTGTAGACCTTCTGGGCTTGTGGGCTCAGGGCGTTCCACATCTTGTTGAGCACGGGGTCCTTGGTGCTCTTGGTCGGGTCGATCCGTTGGTCGGTCGAGTAGTGCATGACATCAGCCAGTGCAGTCAGCTCGTTCTTCTTGCCGCGCAGCTTGCCGATTACACCGGGTTGAATTTTCAGCCATTCGTCCACTACGGCAGCAGACGCAGCCAGCATCTTGTTGCGCATCGCGCTCATGTCTTGGCTCATGCGCCAAGTGCGGCCCAGCTCAGGTATGCCCAAGTTCTGTGCCCACTCCACCAAGTTGTTCGTCTGGATTGAGGGTAGCAGGGCTTGCAGCTTTTTGACGTTAGCCGTGCTCCACAGTGCGCCAAGCGTATCCACAAACAACTGGGGGTCGCGCAGTGTTGTGAGTATGCCGATGTCGTCGGTTATTTCCTGTGCGTCTTTGCTGCGCAGGAGCTTGCGCTCGGCGGCGGAAATCTTTGCCGACTTCTTTTTGACCTGCGACAGCAATCCAGTGCCGGGCAGGCTCTCGCTGCGAGGAACACGGGAAGTAAGCAAAGAGTCAGTGGCGATGATGAGGTCAGACAGGGCGTTGATGTCCGAGTCGTCCATGCCGAACATGCGGCGGATGGAGTCCACAAAACGCGTGAAGAACGATGTGTCTTCCTGCACACCCTCGGCAGACATGAGGAACTCTTGGAACTGCTCGTCCGACATGCCGTACGCCAAGAACTCGCGGGGGTCTGCAACGATGTCTCCGTCTGTGCTGTCGTACAAATCAGCAAGGGCCTCGGTTACCTCACCGTTGTCGCTCATCTCGATCAGACGGTCCTGCGCTGCCCGCATGGTGTCGAGCAGGTCCTGATACGCACGTACCAGCGGAGTGTTGAGGTTGATGCCCTTGTTGATGTATTCCTGCGCCAGTGCGATCTTCTTGACCGTGGCGGCGTGCAGCAGCTCGTGCAGCACAGTGACGTTATTGGCCCCTTGGGAGTTGCCGAACGACGCGCCACGTACGTAGACCACGCGCTTGCCGGTTTTGAAGTTCTCGATGTACAGAGCGCGTGACCGTTCCCACTGGTCTGCGTACTTGGCTTGCTGAAGCTGCGCAGGGACTTCAGAATCTTTTTCGAGCACAACGAACTCAACGTCACGCACGAAATTGCGCAGGCGCTGGGCGACGGCTTTCTGGAACCGGGTGCCGGTCTTGATGATGTGGCCGATGGCCTGTGCACCTGTCTTGAACGCAGCGAAGGCTGGGTCTGCTTTGGTAACCGCTGCGCCCTTGCGCTCGGTAGAAGAGACTGGACCTAGCAAGTTGGTCTTGTCCGATAGCGCTTTCTTGGCGCGAGATAGCCCACGCTTGATGTCGTCGATCTCGGTCTGGGGGATGTTGGCATCCTTGAGAATCTTGCGTGCACGCTTGCCCTCTGGCTTGAGCCCGGACTCCTCAGACACGCGCAGGAGTTCTTTGACCGCGTTGCGGCGCTCGGCACGCTGGTCATCCTGAGCTTCTTTGAGCTCGGCGTCGTTGGCAAACTCGCCTTCGTCCAGCGGGGTCAGGGCTTTCTGCAGAGACGTCTCTGCTTTGTTCACTGCACGCTCGTGCCGACCGCGAGAGGCTCGATCATCCTTGCGCTCTTTATCCCGCTGAGCCTTCTGCTCCGGCGTAAGCGTTATCGGACGGCCTCGCTTGGTTGCTGGTGCTTCTTGTCCTTTTTCTTCTGTTTGGACGGTTTCAGTGGTCGCAGTGCCATCGGTCGTGGTTCCTCTTTGCTTGTTAACTTCGGCGTCAAATGCACGGTTTGCAGCGTTGAGCAGATTGTCGTAGTCGGGGTCATCTCTGAGCCCTTCTTCCGCCAGTGTGTCTGCCATGTTTGTGCGGTACGAATCCAGTGCCTCATCAATGTCGGCGTACTCACCCACTTGGTCAAACGCAGTGCTTGCATTTGACTTGGCGATACTTTGCGCCTTGGCTTTCTTAGCCTCGTAGGCGGCGTTGCGCTCGTCTTCCTCTTTGATCCGCTCGGCTTCGGCTACTGCAGCGGGCTCAGTTTCGCCCAGTATTGCATTTACGGCTCTAGGTAAAGCATTTAGTCTCTCTACCGTTTCTTCTACTGCAACTGGCTGCTCTCCTTCTCTTTCAGTAGGCAGTCCAGCATCCTGTCGAGCAGGAACCACTCCATCGGGTTTAGTTCCTTCAGGTCGCTTGGCGGTGGAAAGCTCGTCGGCTGTAGGTGCAGGTACTGCAGTGCTGATTCCACTTGGCTCTGCGTCAGGTCTTGCAACATCTTGTCTTCCTTCAGTTGGCGCACTCTTGCTCCGATCCAAAAACAGTTGGGCCTGAACGCGAGCTTCGTCCTCGGTCAGCCCTTGGTCGATGAATTCTGTGGTGAGGGACTCCAGCGTCGGAGGGGCCTCGCGGCTGATGATTGCCGACGGAGCCTGCACTGGCTGCGTAACGATGGGCTTCTCTTTGTCGAGGCGCATCTGGGCCAACACACGCGCTTCATCTTCCGGCAACCCTTGGTCAATGAGGTCGGCAGTGAGCGACTCCAGTGTCGGTGCAGCTTCAGTTACAAGTTCAGTGGTTGGAGTTTCTTCAGTAGGCGTAGTTGTCGTCTCGGCGGGTGTTTCTTCCACGACCGCCTCGGCGGCTTTCGCGGCCTCTGCATCTTGCTCGGCAACTGTCCGACGCGCCAACATCTCGGCGTCGTCCTTCATCAAGCCTTGTTTACTACGGTACTGCTCAACCAGCTTAGCAATCCGAGCCTCGGTGGTGGGCGCTGGAGGTTTTGCGTCCAAATCCCCCATAGTTGGGTCAATGCGATCTCTGGTTTCTTCGGGCTGTGCGCCCTCTGCGCGAAGAGCGGCAACACCTACGTTTGCACCGGCACCAGCAAGGGAACCCGCAGCTTCAGCAGCGGCGGCGTTGAGCACGTCAACCAGTGTCTCTTTGGTGGCGAACTTGTCCCGCTCACCAACCCCGACCTTACCGGCAATCTGAGTAGCTTCTTGTGCGCCACCTGTGACAGCCTCGCCAGCAATAGTTTTGGGCACTTCCTTGACCGCAGCCTTGGCAGCTTCTTTGCGGGTCTGATCCTTGAGCGTCTTGCTCGCCATCTGCTTGACCAAAGTCGCCGCAGGGCCAAGAACCGTGTCGAGCGCACCGGACACAACACCAACGGCCAGTGACGTACCGCCAGTCTTTTCGAGGTAGTTGATGACGGCGTCGGCGCGTTGATCTTGGGGAAGTTGCGCCAATTCTTTCTGTAGAAACTCCAAGCGGTTGCCGACAGCTTCGGATGTGCCCATGCCAACGCCCATCGCGCCCAGACCCACTCCACCTGTTGTGGCAGCAGCAAGCATTAGTGGGACGAGCTGAACGGCACCAGAGCCGACGTTACTGGCTACGAAGTTTGTGAAGTCGGTAACAGAGCCAATGTCGGACGCTTTCTCCACCCGAGGGGCGTACTTCTTGGCGTTTTCTTTGTACGCATTGATTGTGTCGATGGACGCCTTCACGAACTCTTTGCGGTTGGCCAGCTCAGAAGTCAGTCGCCCTTTGAGCTTCTCGCGTGTTTCTGGGGGCGCGGCAAGATACATGCGCCCCTGCCCGGTTGTCAGGTCCAGCCCACGCAACTGGTCCATGCTGGTGACTTCGCCCTTGTCGATCTTGTCGAACAAGTCCATGCGCTGCTTGACCGTCAGTGCAGCACCGACGTCTTTCATGATCCCCGCCTGCTCCCACATGGAGGGCAAGTCCGAGGTAGCCGCTTTCATGGCACCCTTTTTCAGCTCTTCGCCCGGAGCAAACTGGGCGCGTTTAGCCTCTTGCGCAGCGAGTTTGGCGTCGAGGGTGTCAACGGGCTTAGGCGTAGTTGCTACTACTGCGTCGGCGGGGGGAGTCCAGCCTGTAAGGGCCGCAGGTTGAACTACTATGGCATCAGAAGGCGGAGTCCACCCCATGCTGGCGGTAGTATCAGAGGACGCTTGCGCCTCTACAGCATCGCTGGGGGGAGTCCACGCCATAGCTAACCCTTATTTTTTGGTGTACGTTTCGCCGTCTGGCCCGACCAGTGTTTGGCCGGGCTTTAGTTTAGCCCATTGCGCATCAAATTGTTCGGGGGTTATACCCACTGCTGGCTTTGTCGCGGCGGGCTTTGCGCTAGGTGCGGCACCGGGGGCTGCTTGTACTCTTGGCTGGGCAGTGGGCTCAACGCCAAACTCGGCTTTAATTTCATCGCGTATCTCTTTGACCCGAGCTGCGTACGCTGGGGGGTTGGTTGTGCGCAGCTTGTTTAGAGGCCGGTCCAACATGGTCCTGTTCAAAAACTCTGTGTTAGCGTCCCTAATTTGCTCGGTTTCGGCGCGAGTAGACCCTGCCGATTTGCTCAGAGCCCGTGCAGCATTTTGTGCCGCAATCCGTTTTGTGTTCGGATCGCTCGCGTCGGCTCCGTTGGCTACCAGTGCGTCGAACTCGATTTGGATCATGTTGCCCAAATCAGTCGGCTTTTTCTCCGATGCACCGCGCATACCCGCAGCTTTGATCTTGGCCTTGGCGGCAATATCGGCGGCGTACGCCCTACCAGCGGCTCCGTAAGCACCAGTGATGGCACCCTTGAGCAGACTGTTCTGTGACACACGCAGGGCGTTCTCAAGCTTGGCCAAGTTGGCCGTGTGCTTCTGCTCGCCTTGGACATCGCCCTCGGCCCGTGCCATCTGCAGCTTCTCAACCTCAAACTTGGCGGCGTTCTGGAGTTCTCTACGCTTGAGCAAGTCCTCGCGCAGTGCCTGTTCGCGCCCAACGGATTCCTTCTCGATACCGCCCATCTGCTGGCCAAAACTGCCGAGCATGGCTGCGATCTGGGAACCTCTGCCACCGCGCATCCCGCGAGTGGCCTCCGCTGCTTTGGAGATGGCTGCGTATGTGCCTAGCTCCTTGAGGCGGGAGTTCTCACCGCGCTGCTTTTCAGCCTCGGCTTCGCGCTGCTGGAGCATGCCTTGGATGCCAGTGAGGTACTCTTCCCCGGGTTTTTTGGCGAGCATGCCGTAGGCCTCGGGGTTTTCCTCCATCATCTTCTTGCGCTGCTCCAACGGTGAGGGAGTTGCACGCACCTTCTCCCCCAACTTGCTGGCCATCATGCGCTTGTACTCAGCCAAATCAGCAGCGGGCGTCATGGACACTGGGCCAGTCGATTCCTCATCACCGTCGTCACCTTCAACTTCATCGCCTTCCGCGAACGCAACCATGCCGCCACGAGCGTAGCGATTGCCCATCAAGGACATCAAGCCACCACCGGCAGCTTGTACGGGCGCACCTTGAGGCGGCATGCCGGGAGGCATACCACGCTGAGCCATACCGGGCGGCATTCCTTGTGGAGCGCCTTGGGGTGCACCCTGCGGAGCAGCTTGCGCTTGGCCGGGCATTTGAGCACCGGGAGGCATCAGCCCACCAACACCGCCGACCTGCTGCTCAAGCTGATCTTTGACGGTCCCTTGCGGTGCCTGAGCTTGGGCCTGCTGCTGTATCCGTTTGCGTCGGTCCAGCTCGGACAGCGCCATGTAGGGCGGAACCTCGGGGTTCATGCCGTTCACGTACTGCATGACGGCCTGCAATGGAACGTCCTTGAGGCGCTCTTGGGTTTGGATCAGATTCATGCTCATATCAGCTACCAAAGTTAAAGCCGAGATTGCCAAGCAGTTTGTACAGAGGGCTTTCTTTGTCGGCTAAAGAAGTGTTGAGGGCAGCGGCTCCGCCCATGCCTTGAATCAGCGCAGCAAGCCCAGACAAACCTTGAGTCTGGTTTGTTACTGAGCCGACTGGCAGGCCGGAAATCATTTCGCGTTCAAACTGCAGCTTCTTAAACGGGTCGTCCCGCTGACGGTTGTACTCGTCCAGATCGGCCTTGACGCCTTCCGAAGCAATGCCGCGCTGGATTTCTCCGCCTGCGAGTTGTTGCTGCAAGTTGGCCAAGCCAGCCTTGTTCTGTGCCTCGGACAACAGGCCTTGTGTCTGGGCACCTTGGATGCCAGTCTGCAGACCTCTGAGCCCAAGCTCGGAGCCAAACTGCTTCTCTTGAATCTTGCGTGCTTGGTCGGCGTTGAACTGCTGCTGCGCCTTGTCAAACGCAGTCGAGTAGCCCGATGTCAGCATCTGGTTTTGCTTGTCCATCAGGTTGCGGCGACCTTCGGACTCCATGATGGCTTGGCGGCTACCACCAAAAGCACCGGCCTGAGTCAGTCGGCCAGCGTCGGCCATGCGCGAGATATCAGCCTGCCTGCGAGCTTCTTCCATCGCAGGGTTAAGCGCAGACTGCAGGTACGGGTTCATGTACTGCTGGGCCTGCGGCGTTCCAAAGTCAGAGCCAACCGCGTTGTACTGCGTGTTCCCAGCCTGCGTTGCAAAGTTACCCGCCGTGGTTGCCGCCTGACCAATACCCGTAGGCACAGTCAGACCGGCAATGCCAGAGAAGGCTTGGTTCTGGAGGGCTGAGGGACCAGCAGTCAGGGGTCCTTGGTAGGCCTCATAGGGCTGTTGCGCTTCGGCCTGCGCTCTGCCGAGGTAACTGGTGATGTAAGGCGAGGCCCAGTCGGCCAAGCCCTGCATGTTGGTTCCACCGGGTGTCGTGGGGGTTGCTACATCAGGCATGGTTATTCCTCAAGCTAAAAGTTTTTTGTCGGCGTTGCTGGGCTCACCGCGTTTTGCGTTGCGGCGCTCGCTGTGTATGCGCTCCACCATCTCAGCAATTTTGTCAGCACCTGCATCCGTGGAGCCGTTGCCGATCTCTGAAACTGTTCGGGCGTCGAGCACATACTCACCGTCGGCAAGACGTGCTGGCTGGTTGTCGCCAATCTGCGCAACGATGTCGTCAGAAACACCGTCGCCCGGACCGCGAAGCAGTCGGCCACCCGCCGCGTCCAAAGCACCGATGCCACCACCGGCTGCACGATAGACCGTAGGGCCAAAGTACTGGACGCCACCTTGGCCCGGGCGATAACCCGGAGCATTCTGAACTTGAGCGTAGGGCGTTGTGCTGCGACCGGCTGTGAGGTTTGGAATGACAGCGCCACTGGAGCCGCCACCTTTGTTGCGCATAGCATCAAGGGCCATGAGCAGCATGATGTACTTCATCCAGTCGTCTTTTTTCTCGCCAGTTCCGCTTTTGTTTCCGCTGCCATCTTTGCCCGGAGTTCCGCTCTTGCCAGCCATTGAGCCGCCCGGACCTTTTTCATTACCCCCAGTGGCGGTGTTATAGCCAGATGCAAAAGTGTTGAGCTGACCGTTTTTGATCATGCTGTTAACTTGCCCTGCGGACAGCGGATACGGATCGCCGTTTTCATTAATACCGATACCAGTGCCGTCATCGTTGACCATGACTCGATCCGAGCCAACCTTTTGCCATTGGCTGGTAAAACCGCCACGGTTTTGCATGATGTCCGTCAGGTTCTTATCGAATGACTCTTGATTCCCCGGGGTGATCTGCATCTGCTGGGCTGGCAAATCAGAGAGCGGGCTCTTGTAGTCCGAGTCAAGCGTTTCAAGGTATCGGTTGTACTCGTCTTCGGACAAGTTTCCGGTAAAGCTTTCGTCAACCCCATCTGGTGTTAGCAGGGGTCCAGAGACATCCTCGCCACTGAACTTTGCCATTAGGTCATCAAGGCCCTGCTGATCCTCGGGCGAGTAGCCAGACTCTCCGCCACCAAAAAGCGATCTGGTGTTGCCCCCTGCAGAGTCAAGGTTCAAACCCTCAAGGTCGCCGAGGTCTACGCTGCTCAGGTCCATGCCTTCTAAGCCACTCAGATCAAGACCCTCCAGACCACTCAGATCAAAGTCGCCGAAGTCGATGCCCGACATGTCCATGTCCGCCAAGCCGCTCAGGTCCATGTTCTCCAAACCACTCAGGTCGAAGTCGCCAAAGTCAAGGCCAGACATGTCGCCAAAATCAAATTCATCCATTACATGCTCCTTGCCATCATATTCGTGGCGATACCAGACAACATACGTGGGTCCATGCCGTAGGCGTTACCCGGTACTTTAACAGGCAGGGGGCCTTCCAACAAGCCGCCCCTTGCGTTCCCGGGCACGTCTTCTTTGGGCTTTGCGGTCCGAGCACCCGACGTAATTGCCGAGCTGAGCACCTTGAGCGGGTCAACCTTCTTCCCTTGGATCAGAGGAGACACAACCGAGGAGGCCATGTTCAACTGCTGGGGGGTTAGGTTCATGCCCTTCGTCGCTTCGCCGAGGCCGTAGCTGGTTGCCCCGCCAATGACGCCCTGCTTGAGCAAATCATCCAAATCACCACCCTGCAGCGCCCCTTTGACCACTCCGGTGCCAGCCCCCTTGATGGAGTTGACTGCATTTGCGTCAAGACCGGCAGGCAGTAAGGAGCCAATTCCAGCGCCGATGACGGGAGACACAGCACCACTGAGAAAACTTTTCCCAAAGTCTTGACCACCGAGAGTGCCAATACCACCACTGATGATGCCTTGGGTTATCGCAGCGTTGGCCAAAGAGCCCGCAGCCATTGCGGAACCGCCGACGCTCGCTAAACCACTGCTGATTGCTGCACCCAGTCCGGGAAGCACAAATGGAAGCGCGACAGCAAGCAGTGGTGCGGCCTCTTGCAAAGCTTTACCAAGGCCAGCCTTCTCTTGGGTTGCCACTAGAACAGGGGTTCCATCTTTGGTGAACTCCACGGTCAACCAGTTTTTCTTTTTATTGGCCCCGCCACTGCTGGATTGGTAGGCAAGCTGGCGCGTGGCGTCGGTCAGCTCCTCGCCGGTTCTTTTGTTTATGACAACATTACCAACACTCTCTTGGTACTTTCCATCTTTCAAAGTTTCCTGCTCTTGCTCAGACAGCGACTTGAAAACACTGATTGGGCCGCTGTCTCCACCACCATCCTCCGTCACGTACTTGCCGTAATAAGCCTGCATCTCATCGGGAGAGACGCGAACAACTTCATTGTTGTAGCCGGTGTCATCAACAAAACCATAAGTACCATCACCAAAATCTGTCGCAACACGCCCATTGGGTAGCCGATACTGAACATCCGCCTTGGTGGTCTTGAACTTTTCCTTCTGACCCAAGTCCGCAAGACTTTTAACACCCTTATCCTCAAGGATGTCGGCCATCTTCTTGGGGTCAGCAAACACACCTTGGTAGTACTTGTCTCCAAGCGCCTTTTGTTGAGTGCCAATCTGGCCAAGCATTCTTTCAGTCGGCGGCTTGTTCAACTCATCCAGCGCTGGCTGCAACTTATCACCAAACTTTGCCTTGATAGTTGGGTCTTGCAGCGCACTCGTAAGGAACGTCCGTGTCTGATCTTCGTTCAGGTTCGGGTCTGTTTTGAGCCTGTTGTACTCCGACTCAAAGTTTACGGGCGTGATTTTTGTGGCTGCTTGAGTGGTAGCAGACTTTGCTTGAGCTGGGGTAGCTGGCGCTGCCTTCTCGGCAACCAAACCAGCCAGTCCGCCCTGCTCGCGCATCTTTTTGACGTAGGCCTCGGGGTCCTTGGCGTAGGCAACAGGATCGAAAGTGTTGGCGGCTCTTTGCTGAGATGAACGGAAGTCGGCCTCGCGGGAAGCAGCCGTGCTTGCACCGGTTACAAACTGAGAATTTGGGTCGTTTTTCTTGGTCGTCTGCGCCTTGTACTTGTCGTAGGCACCGGGTTTGTTTACAGAAAAGCCAACCACTCCAAGGACATCCCCGCCCTCCACCCAAGTGTTGAGCTGGCTGTATGTTTCGCCGGTTGCTTGAGACAAATCACCCAGCGTGACGCCATACTCCTGCATGAGCCGACGCATCTCCGATGGCTTGTCCTTGTTCTCATCCCAAGCTTTTTTGATGTTTGCAAGTTGCTCTGGTGGTCGGTTTGAAGTTTTCAGTTCGTCCAGTAAATCAAACTTGTCTGCAGGCTTTGCTGCGGCGTAGTCGGTCTTGAACTTGCCTTGCGGGATGTAGTTCTTGTCAATCCATTCACGGGCTGGGGCGTAGTCATCTTTCCCGTCAGGGCCGACGCCAAGAAAAAAATCAGGAGCGTTCGGGTTTGCTTTTCCGTAAGCATCTAAAGCAGCACGAAAATCTTCATGAGATAAATCCCCGCTTTGCTGCGGCGTCAAAGCGCCGATGTTCCGACCTTCCTGCTGGCCGTAGTTGAAGTAGTGGCGCATGGCCTCTTCTTGCGTGTCGATCCCTGCCGCACCCAAGTCTTGGTTGGCCCCGACGTAGCGCTGCCAGTCGAAGTTCTCGGGCATGACGTTGGGGTTGTACCATTGGTCCGACATCCAGTTGTCAGTGGGTGCGGCAGCAGGCGTAGTGGGCGCGGCTGTGGTGGGTGCGGAATTTGCCTGATTACGTGCTGCAGCCTCTGCTGCGGCTTGAGTGTATTGCTCGACCCCACCGTATTCCGGAAAAGCTGCAGCCAACTGGTCTGGCGTGTAGGTGGAAAAGGCTTGATCCAGAGCCGATTGTGTTCGTGGCCCCGCTTCAATTTGAGCGCGTAGCTGTTCCGCCGTCATTGGCTGCTGCATATCAGACCTTCACTTTCAATACGTTGGACGCCGTGGTGTCCCGGTATACGTCACCCACGCGCAGGTTGGCCACATCAGCTTCAGTGGGAAGGGTGTTGATGTCGATGTTTAAACTGGCAACATTAAGCTGCTGCACAGCGTTGATCTGCTTGAAGAACAAGTTGAAGATGTTCTGCATCTGGTCCATGAACGCAGTGGTGTACTCCTGCGGTGCAGCAGTTGGCCGAGGTGGGGTTACGCGACTGAACATGCCCATGTTTATCTCCGTCCGTCAGGTCTGAGGTCGAGTCGGGGAGCCCCGAGCTGCCACGTCACGCCAAGCCCATCGCTCTCCACCTTCACAGACATCTGACGTGCCCGCACCCGGGTAAAAATCTGGCCGGTGAATTCTTCAATCGGCAGAACTGCGGTGCGTGTGATGGGCCTGTTGTTCTCACCTCCCACCGAAGGAGGTGTGGTGTACCCAGAACCCGAGTTCTTCAGAGGCTGCATGTACATCCGGGCCGTAGGAGATGCGGCGTCAGACCCCCGGAAAGTGATGTCCGGCAGGACGCGGTACAGGAACATGAAGTTGTGCCCGTCGTCCAAATCGAATTCAGCGGATGTGATCGTTGCCGCAATTGGCGTTGATGTGGCCGTAGAGTTGTCATCCACGCCAGACTCATGATTCACAATGTTGTTCAAGTACGTCGCAGCAATCGGATAGTCCCGCAAGCCGGAATCCAGCCATGCCGAGCGACTCATGTTGCCGTAGTACCAGATGTCTTCAAGGTAGTTGTAGATCGCATACTTGTCCACCACGGTAGAGCCCGCCGAGCAATAGAACCACCAGACCTCGTTGAAGCCCTCATTCGTTCCTGCAAACACCTGCGAGTACTGGTCTTTGTCAAGATCAGAAAAGATGTACTGGCGCAGGTCGCAGCGCAAGGTTTGGACTCGACCGTCGTACTTGTAGAACTTGTCCACGCCCATCCAGAACGTGACCCCGGATGCGATAGTGACGGCGTTCTGACTGACGATGGAGGTGTTGTCGGCCAGCAATGTTGCGCCCCACACAGCCGGAGGCCCAAGGTACTGCATGGCGTACACGGCGTTGTCGGTGAACACCACAATCTCTTGGCGCGACTGAATGGCCGTGATGATTTCTGAACCCCGAGATAGCTGCAAGCTACCCGCTTGGTTTGTTGCTGCTGGCGTCCAGTTTATTGCGTCCTCTTGGTCGGACCAACGGATCAACATCGGGTTTTGGACGGCGCTTCCATAATCATTGCAGCCAAACGCCAGCACGAAGCGGCTCACATCCGAAACCAGAATGGTGTTCTGCACCGTGGGCACATCCGAAGCGCCGAGCGCATTAGCCAAATTGGTTGCCCGGGTTCCTGTGCCAGCCGAAGAATCCCAGTAGTAAATGGCTCCGCCTCGTGGCCCGAAGATCAGGTCTTCGCCAAAGTTGAACTGGCTCCACAGCCGCAGGGTTTCCAAGGACGAAGTGCCCGTTCCCCACACACCAGTTCCCCAGCCGCCCGCACCCCAGCCGACCACGGGAACCGCAAACTCAAAACCCGTATTGATCTGGTACGCTGCAACAACCGAAGCCCCGCCGCCCGGGGAGCCGGATACGTCCGTGGCGTTGGCGGTGGCCGAGACGGTGATGGTGTACGTGTTCGCGTTTACCACGGTGACTTGGTACTCTGCGTTGAGCACGCCTGCCGTGATGTTGCCGCCAAGCCCCACAGCCCCACTGAAGGTTACAAAGTCCCCAGTGAAGCAACCATGAGCCGTGTCTGTGACGGTGATGACGCTGGAGCCCAGAGTAGCGACAAACGGGTTGTTATTGATGGTTCCGGGTGTTCCACGGATCGGCGTGATGTCATAGTACGAGCCGCCGCTCTCGATGTAGAACTTGAGGTTCGTACCCACGCCCAGCAGATTGGCCCCGCCCAACGTCACCCAGTTCCAAAGCGACCGGCATACACCAAGGAAGGAGTTTGCCGAGATGCGATCCCAGCCGCCGATCTTTTCGGGAGTGCCAGAGCGAAAGCGAACCTTGTCGCAGTCGTACCAGCCAGCCGAATATGCGCCGTTGACCCCTGTGGGTCCGACGTTTTCCGACAAATATCTGGTGTTTTCTCGGCTTACACCCGGCCTGAACAGGATTTTCTTGAGTGGCATCGTTTACCTCAGCTTTGTGGCATTTTCGCACTTAACTCAGGAACAGCGCAATCTCGGCCTCTCGGCGCTTGACCAGCCCGGGGAGAACCTTGCCGCCACCCTTGGTCCAAGCCCGGAACGCATCGGCTGCGCCATCCCAGTCACGCCGGTTTGCCTTCATTCGGATGGTGCTGCGCTGGAGGTTGCCTAGCCCGAAATTGAAGGATATAGAGACCAGAGCGTCAAAGCTGCCTTGACGCCCAACCACGCCGGGAACAAGACGAAGAACACCCCGTTCAAAAGTTCCGACATCAACTCGGAATAATTCGTCGATCTCTTCTTTCGTCCAAACACGGTTGTCCTCCGGTTTCAGTGGGAACTCACTGCGGATCATGGGGATGTCCTCTTTGGTCTTGCCCGGTGGCCGGACCATGGGAAGCCTGATCTGCTCTTGGTACAGGACGTGGCCGTAGCCAATCGTCCAGATGTGTGCAGGGCAAAGGTAGGGCCGAGAGCGTTTGCCCTCGAACCGGTGCATCAGGTCTTCGCCTGCCCTGCTCAGTTTCACTTCTTGCTCCAGCCGCGAGAGCCGAACCAGAAACCGATGATGCCGCCCAGCATTGCCATCTCGTCAGCGCTGAAGATCAGGTCGGCGTACTTGATGACGTCATCAATGTTGGTGATTAGGCCGGGGTGGTTCCACAGATACCAAGCCATGAAGGCGTTGATCAAAACCAGCTCCAGCACGAAGATATAGGTCACCGTGGGGCGAACAGTTCCAACGTAGTTGGAAACCCATGTGGAGGCCTTCTCAAGCACCTTGGCATCGTGCTCAAGCGCTGCTTCAGTCATCCGGGCATCAGTCTCCATCTGGACCTGATCGGTGCGGACCTCTTCAATCTTCAATTGGGCAGCGTAGCCCTGCGCGGCCATGGCCAGTTCACGCTCGTTCTGCAGCGCGGCCAGTTTCAGTTCATGCGCTTGGTCGGCCTTGTTCTGAAAGAACTCCAGCAATTTGGGAAGGCCGGAGATCAGCAGACCCCCGAGAGTTGAAAACAGTGAAAGCATCAATGACCCCTTTTAACAAGCATGTTTGCTGCAATGTCCAGCATGGAGTGGACGTGCTCCATGTTCTGCGGCTGCTCTACCCAGCCAGCCGTAATCTGCCCAATGAACCTGCTGCGATCTGGCGGTATGCTGATACGGCAGGTGAACGAAACGCCCTGCGCAATATACCAAATGCCCAACTCCGACTGCGCCCTCAGATATGGACTGCACGGCGTCTCACCCGCCATCAACTTCACCACGTCGTTGTTGTTTGCTACGTTCGTTGTGAACAGGCCAACATCCAAACCTTCCATATCCTTACTGCGCCCGTCCTTGGTGTACAGGCGGTACAAGACCCGTGTGCCAAAAATTGGGTTGACCTTGAAGATGGCAACAAACTTGGCGTCGGTCTGTTTGAACAAAACACTTGCCGCATCGTCAACCCGATCTTCGTGGATCACGGGCATCTTCTTGTTCTCTTGGTAAGCACCAATCAACACCGTCTGGTTCTGCCAGACAAAGTACCCGGCAAACGCAACCAGACCCATGACGAGGATGGCGACCAGCTTAAAGGGCGAATCAACATAAGCCAGCACCTTGTCCAGCACGCCAAGAGCTTTATCGCCAGAATCCGCCATTCAAACTCCAGATCAACACTTTGGCGCACCACACCGCCAGCCCAACAATAAGGGCCGCTGCAAAGAATGCTACGGCCCAGTCTTTCATGGCACCGTGGCGGGGGTGGTTGTGGTCGTTGTGGTGTTGGTGCTGGTCACCACAGTTGGAGTAGCCGTATTGTCAGTAATGCCGCCACCAGCAAGGCGACCACTGTTGCCAGAGTTTGACCCACTGTTCGCTCCTATTGAGTAAGAACCTGCACCGATCACGCCTGTGCCGCTCAAGGTCACATTGGCCGCTGGCGCTTGAATCTGCGAGGCGATGCCCACGAACGCTGCGTTGGTGCTGATGCCCAGAGCTGTAGCGTTGTCGGATTGACGCATGCCCAAGCTGGTCTGTTTGTTGACTGTGTACACCTGACCGATGGTTGGCAGCAACAAGCCGGTCCACTGCATGGCGTAATCAGCCCATGACTTGGGGGCGTTGATCTGCGCGTTCTGCTGGCCCCCACCCATTTGCAAGGACATGACAGCAGCGACTTTGGCTGTGGTGTCACCTTGCCGAGCGATGTCAGCAAGGGCTTGGAAACGTGCTGTTTGGGCTGCTGCTTGCGCTTTGTGGGCGTCAGCGTAGGCTTGGTACTCAGAGTTGGTTGCGCAGCCGGTCAGGGCCACGGCGCAGAGGATGGTGGCGATCAGTTTCATACGTTCTCTCCAGAAAGGCTGCGTGCAAAGGACTCTTCGGCACCGGCAGGAATCATGTCTTGCGAAACAATGTCTTCGCCCGGCTTGTTGTAGAAAGTTGAGTGCAGGCAAACACAAACAGTCCCAGCCTCTTGGGCAACCAGCTCATGTCGGATGTCTTTTGCGATCCATATCAACTGGGGCGCTTTAAAGACCGTTTCTTTACCGTTTGCTCGAACGAGGACAGCCCCATGCGCAACAAGCGTCGCATGATCAAATTGGTGCGTGTGCGCAAACTCGGTGTCACCCACATCTGCAAAGTGCATCATGCGCGTGAACAGGTTGTAAACGTGCGCAATTTTTATGGTTGGCTCATTCATTTTAAATTTCCGCAACAGGTATTGGTTCAGCTTTGCGCCCGTCGGCGTTGGCAGCTAAGTTAACCCAAGACAAGGTGGCCTCGTCCCATTCGTAGTACGGCGGGTGCGGCTTGGTTCGATCTACCACGGGTTTTGGTACAGGCGGCTCCCACAAATACGAGGAGCTATTAAAAATCCAAGACGGGTATTCCGCAGGTTTTGGCGGGGCAAACCCCACTCCATCCCAAATGCAGCCGATGCCCGCAAAGTTTTTGCGGAAAGCTTTTGATTGATCCGGGTCCGGTTCGTTTGTTTCGGGGGTGTGGTACACCCCACCTCGCGTGTTGTAGCTAGTTTGAATCCATTTGGTTGGGTCACCCCAATTGCCTGTGTCAATTTCGGCTTGGTCAATGACCAGCACTTG